AAAAGTCCCCATCGGTGTATAGGATGTCGCCCTCGTTTATTGCCGCGAGTGCGTCGGTAAGTGACGTATACGCATTAGTCCAAGATGATCCATCTCCGGTACCTGTTGCGTCCGCTCTTACATAAACTGACGCTGACAAAGAAATATTGGACCATCCAGCGACATAATCCTCTTCGGACAATTTTGTAAATATTTGGCCGGCCGAGCCGCCAGCCGGAATGCCCTGTTCTGCCGTTGCAAAGTCTTCGGCCGATGAAATGGCCGCGGTCCCAAGTTCTAGCGTGGCCCTTGCTTCGGATGCGTCTGCATCATCAATCAGCGACTCTCCGAACACCGATACAGACGCCAAGTCCAATTTGTCATTGAGCGTAGACTGGAGATCCGCCACTTGGCTAATCGCAAGCGATGTGACGAACTCAAGACCGTCCCCAAGTGCATTTCCGACTACGATTCCGTCGGCGGTGATCGTTCCGGGGGTGTCCGTAAGATTGACGAACGAGTACGACCCGCCGGCCTGGTCTGACCACCCCGTATCGAAGTTGTCATCGGTGACTTTGACGAGAGACTGGCCGGCTGTCCCCCCGGGCGGCACGCCCACACCGGCCGGACCGGCGCCGCTGACCCTTACGACTGTTCCGCCCTGAACCTTCACGTCAGTCATGGCGTCGGCCCCGATCTTGCGCGGACGCTAAAGCTGCCACGCATGTATGTACGCAACACACCGCCAACGGTATGGCTGTAGTTGTAAACGTACTCGCCAGGTGCTAGGTCTATGGACTTGCGGATCAACACCACGCCATTGGCTGGGGTTGGGATGGTGATTTCTCCGCCTGACTGGGTCGCAGACCACAACGCCGGCGATGTGTCATCGAAGTCTTTGGACACCACCAGGGCGGCGCCAGAGATCCCCGTCAAGTCGATAGGGTCCCCCGTCAGCCTGTCGGTGAATTCCAGGTCGTCCGCGAAGGTGTCGCCCTCCGTCTCGCGGTAGTTGTGAACGCTGGCAATATCCCGTTCCGTGCTCATCATTCACACCCCACCGCGTAGTCTTCCCGGTCCATGATCAGGATCTTAGGGTGAGCGCCTCGGCTTGTCATTGCCCCTAACACGGTGAACCCAACGGCGAATGCACGCCGTTCCATACTGTCATCGTCGGAGTATTCGCGTGTGCGGCATTCGTCCATCTGGAACTTGCTCCCATCGGGAGTGTACCACCGCACCAGATACGTACGCTCTGAACTGGGCCCCTCACTTGGTCCGTTGACTTCCAGGATGGTTCCGAGAATAGGGAACATCAGATCAGCCCCGGAAGCCCGACGTACCCGCTCGCGTCGATTTCGTGGTTCAGCTTGGCGTAGAACTCAGGGCTATCAAGATCATCACTCGCAAGCTCTAGCGGACCGTGCAAGACATCGGAGTACGGGGGCACGATGTATCGGTCGCTAAACCCGGGCGCAGGGAACAGAAGCGCAGGCAGCCGTACCTCGCTGTTACCAACGTTGGATGCAGTCGTGTCGACCGCCCAACCGTCTGGCAGGATGCTGGGCACCTTGACGCCAGGGTCATACGTCCACGAGTATTCCGCATCCCATACTTCGGTATTGGGCTCTACCCCGTCGCCTTCGGTTGCTTGGCTCAGGCGCCTGCAGCTGAACAGGTACAACAGCCCTCCGACCAAATGCAAGCGGTTTGTCTGCTCAGTGATCGGGCGAGAGAAATAGAACAACCCTTCAAGTGTGCGCGTGTGAACGGCTTGGAAAGCGATGCGGATGCTGACCGTGGTACTGACGCGGTCTGCGGCCCCGTCGAATGCCGCCCATCCCTTCCTGCCTTCGGGCGGAGGATCGACCGGAACCGCTTCGGCCGGGGCGATCTCCCTCGCCCTGAGGATGGGGTACCGGCTTACCGCGACTTTGCTGCTGATGTCAGTGCTCACCCTGCCCAGTTCGTTGAGTGTGTCGAATACCTCCAGCTCTGTAGCCTCTCCGCCTTGGCTGAAACTGCGCTCATAGTCAATCGAAACGATGCACGCGTCGTGCGCCGTCTCTCTGATCGCGTTGCGCGCTACCACCGTCATGGAAGTATCGTCGGGATGTCCGGCGCCGTACTGGGGCACCCCGGCTGCGGCAAGCGCTCCGTTTGGGCTGCGCGTCCATACCCTGAACGTGCGGGTAGCGATGGCGCTGATGATCCCAGTCTGTGATACGCTGCCCGGCCTGAGTTCGTCTACCTGAGTCATAGCGCGGTGGCCCCCCGGACCTCGGCGGCGCTCGGTCCACTGATGACCGTACCGCGTGCGTTCGCGGTGGCAAGCACGAGCCTGTCGATCAGCCGCAGCAACCTGGAATTCACCGTGCTGGTTCCGATCTGGCTGAGCTCATCGCGCACTTCCTCCAGCTTGGCCACGATGACCTCGGCGGCAACTTCAACCGCGTCTACCGTCTCATCCTGGCTTTGCTTGGTCGGCGGGGCTGTGCCGGGCTGCGTGATGCTCTGTCCGAACTGGCGGATGCGGTTGCCGAGTGAGTCTGTGCCGGTGAGCCCGATACGAGCACGGCGTGACGCCTCGTCGGCCATCGCACGCGCGTCGCCCGCAAGCCCAGCCCCTGCGGCGTTCAGCATGGCCTGGAAGGCAGCGCCGGCCGCCGGGTTCAGGGCCGAAACCAGCCCGCCGGCCACGGCTGCGGTCTTGCTGCCGACCTTCTCGAGCGCTTCCAACGCCGTGGCCTGCCAGTCGAGCCAGAGGGCTTCGAGGCTCATCATGCCCTCTCGAATCGCGTCGATGCCATCACCCAGTGTTGCTGCGGCACCGATGATCCCGCTGATCGCCGCCTCTACCCTCGCGCCCACGCCGCCGGCCTGAGTAGCCACCCGCCCAAGATATTCGCTGATCTTGGTGATGATCGGGGCAACCGCCACGGCCAGCTGCCGCCCGATGCCGGTAAAGATCCGCCCCAGCCGCTGCATCGCATCATTCGCTGCCTCCACCTGCGCAGCGTCAGTCCGGCTGATCGCAAGCCCAAGCCGCTCTGCCTGATCGGCCGCGTCTGCGATCCCCTGACGACCACCCTTGAGGGTGGCGAACAGCCTGCCGCCCTCGGTGTCGAAAAGGGCAAACTGCGCAGCAGTCCGCTCGGCGGTATTTTCCATCCGGGCAAGTGCCTCGCCGATCAAGGCGAAAGCCTCAAGCGGAGACTTCTCGGCCAGTTCGGCTGCGTTGACGCCAAGCGTCTCAAGTGCTTTCGCTGCCGGTCCTGCCCCCTTCTGAGCATCGGCGAGCCGCCGGCTCATTCGCTGGAGCGCGGTTTCGCCGGTGCTGATAGCGGCTCCGCCCAGTTCGAGCGCCTGATGGAACGCCGCCAGCTCTTCGGTCGTCAGGCCCAGCCGATCGGCATTCTTCCCGAGGGCATCGGTGCTCTTGAGTCCCTCGCGGGTGAGGGCTGCCAGCCCGCCCGCAGCAGCCGCGACGCCCGCGGCACCCACCGCCGCGACCGCCGCCCCCACCTTGGCGGCCTGCTTCCCTAGGCGGGCCATGGTTCCGCCGGCCTGCTTCATGGCGCGCGTGAACCCCGCCGTATTCGCGGTCAGGACAGCGCTGAGCTTGCCGATGGTCGCCATGTCAGCCTCCGGGCGGTCGAGCGGGTCGGCCGCTCGTGATTGTGTGGCCACGCTCCAGCAGGATGAACGCCTGCCAGTTCCGGAACTCCTGTGCGCTCATGGTGGCCTCCAGTGTGGCGACCGTGATTCCAAGCCGATCCGCGACATGGTGCCGCCACCACAGCGCGGTATCGGCCCTCATTTTCCCTGGGCGTCTGCAAGCGCCACGTCGGCGCCGCCCTCCAGACCACTGAGTCGCAGAACCACCTCGGCGATCGTCTGGAGCGTGTCGGCCCGCAGATCCATCAGCGTCTGCAACTGATCGTCGGCGAACAACCTGCGCCCGTCCTCATCCACGACGCACCAGCAGGCCATAGACGCCGCCAGGCGTTCACCATGCCCCCGGTTGTGCAGCTGCCCGATTTTGCCCGCCTCGCCTGCGGTCATGCCCCGCACGTAGACGCTGCCGATGCCCTTCAGGTCCACGCACTCGCGCGGCACCGCAGCGGCTTCGATCAGCTGCTGCCCGGTCAATATCACACGTTCTGTCGCCATGATCACGCCTTTCTCACGTCGCCGGAGTGACGGTCCACGAACCGGAGACCTTCAGTTGCACGGATACCGTTGCCTTGTCTTCCATCGGCGCGTCGAAGTCGTACGCAGTGACGAAACACTCCGCCTCCCACTCCGCGGCGGTGCTCTCGCCCTCCTCAAGCGGCCACGTGATGGTAATCGTTTCAGCCGCGCCAGTTTTCGGGGGCGTATTGTCAGGGTTGCAGTGCCCGTTGAGGGTGAGTGTGCCCTCATCGAACAACTTGCCCGGGGAGAACGTGCGGCTGCCGGTCGTGCCCATGTGGCTCGTGTCGATCGCCTCGCGACCGGTGCCGCCGACGCTGAAGCTGTCAAGGTACACGGTGAAACCAGAGGTTCCAAAGGTCACGGTGGCGCCGGTTGTGATGATGGTCTTGTCTGCCATGGTGTTCGCTCCTACGTGCTGTAATACACGCGCAGGTCCAGGATATTGACGAACCGAGGTGCGTCCCGCCCGGTGGTGGGTGCTCGCGGGGCGTCCGATACGCCCTCCACTGATGCAGAGTGAAGCGCCACGGTCCCGGCGCGGGTTGTCACGTTCCCGCGGACAAATGCCCTCCATACGGCCGCGATCGCGTTGCGGACCGCCTGGGCGCTGGTGTAGGTCGCTCCGACGCAGTTCACCTGCATCACCGCGTCGGCGATCCCAGAGTGCCCGGTGAGGTGGTCGATATCGTCGCCGCTCACCTGCTGCACGGTCACGTATGGAAGGCCCGCCGCCTCGCTGCTCGCGTGGTCTGCCCACGGGCTCATGCGCGAACCGATCAGGTCGGTGACTGCCGACGACTCCAGGGTCTTGGCGATGATGGCAGCCATCACGTCACCCACGGCTTGCCCTTCCTGCCGCCCGGGCTTCCTCACGGACCAGATCGGACACCTTCGAACTGATGGTGTTGGCCGCCTTCTGCGCCACGCCCCCAAGCGCCCGACGCAGGAACGGGTGGGCCGGCCTTGTGTCGTCCCCGAATTCGAGCAACTGGGCCACGTATCCCCCGCTTAGTGGCATTCCCGGCTCTCGGTAGTCGTACCTTGGCCCCACCGCGATCATCTGCGTCCCCGTGTTGCGGTAGCCCTTGGCCTTGCGGCCGATGCTCATTTTGATCAGCCGCTGCATCGCGCGGCTCATGTTCTTGTTCTTCTGGAGGATCTGTGTGAGTGAGGCGTGCATATTGTCTCCATCAAGGCCGCCGACGCCCGTCAGTTCCCACGCGAGCGCATCGTCGATCTGTGGAGTGGCTTTCTTGAAAGCCTTGGTCACCTCGGTCGCCGCAGGCCGCAAGGCTTTCATCGCTACGCGCTTCTGGATCTTCACGCTCATACGCTCGAGCGCTCGCTTCGTTTCTGCGGTGCCGTGGACCTTCATGCTGATCATGCCGCCACCTCGCCCGCGTCCTGTTCGCAGAGTAGCAGCATGCCCCGGTGCATCCCGTGCAGATCCTGCACATGGCGGATGTTCAGGACCTTGTTCTGCCAGACGATCCGCATGGCGGCTGTGATGCCTTCCCTGTACTGCACGACGACGTGATGTGTGATCCGCTCTGCCACCCGGTCCGCGTCGGTCGACTCCGTCCCGCTTTGCTGCCGCACTTCGGCGTAGACGCTTGCCACGTCTACCCAGGATGTGGGCTCCAGTTCGCCGTAGGCGTTCCGAGTCGCGGTGCCGTTCTTTTGGATCGTGACGCGGTGTCGCAGACGACCTGCGGCGACGCTTCCAACGCTCATACCGCCCCCCTGCGGGTGAATCCCGCCATGAGGCGGTGCAGAGTTTCCGGAACCGGCGCTGGCGCCCCACCCAGGACCGTGACGGGCTCGGCGTGGCTGTAGTAGTGCGACGCCAGCAGCATGATCCAGTGACGCACGTCCTGCGGCACGTCGCTCGCCTCAGTGCCGTAGCCGGCCACGAAGGTCACAGTGACGGGCTGTGGAACCTGCCCGAGCACGGGCATCGTCGCCCCGTCTGCGCGGTGCAGCCTGGAGTACCAGGTGCCAACCGGCACCACGTAGTTCTCGGCGCTCAGTGTCTGGGTCGAACCGGCGTCGTCCACGTACTGCACGCTCGACACCGACACTAGAGGCGCACGCGGAATCTGGAGAACCTGCTTCCACCAATAGGGTAGCCTTATCTCGTAGGTGGCATTGATGCACTGGATCCCCGCTTCGGATTCACAGCTTCGCGTGGCCACTTCGATCAGACCCGCGAGCATCGTGTCCTGGTCTGTGTGGTCGATTCTGAGGTGCGCACGCATATCCGCGGGCGTGAGCACCGCAGACGCAGGGGGCACGGTCCTGTTCAGGTCATAGAGCACAAAAGGACGGGCGCCACACGCGCTGCGTGGGAGGTCAAGGCGCCCGCCCCTGGGAAGGGTTCAGGGGTGCAGTTTAGGGCACCTTGCGGAGGTGCGAACGGATCGCATCGGCCGCACAGGGGGTACCGTTGGAATGCGTGCCCGTGAATACCAGATTGAGGCGGCTGTACCGCTTTGGCCCGACATAGTGGGCCGCGACCGCGATCTGGTCTTCGGTTGGGGCGTTGATGGTTGCCAAGTCGCCCGTGGATGGGTTGAACGCGCTGTTGAGTTCATCGACCACGTGGCCCGCGTCATCGACAGCTGCCCACGTTGAGTTGTCGTCGCTGTGCTCCATGCGCGGGCTGATGTACCGGCTCCCGCTCAGTGTGTCGCCGCTGTCGCCGATGTAGGCGACATGACACACGCCGTGCGAGTCCGACCCGTCCACGCCGGTCCCAGCCTCGCTGGTGGTCAACACCTGGGGGACGATAGTCATCACTGGTGAAACGATGCCTTGCTTCATGATTGCTCTCCGCCGCGCTGTACGCGGTTATTTGGTCTGTGATTAGGCCCCGAGTTTGATTCGCGTGAACGCTTCGGCGAGGATTGGCATGGCGTCCACCTCGTGGTAGACGAAAAATCGGACCTTGTTTTTCCCAGCGCTGCTGAGGTTGTCCCGCAGGATCTGGAGATTCACTGCCGTGGCAATCTGGTAGAAATTGAAGTCTCCGTAGACCGCCACGTAGTCGCCATCGTCCCAGTCATTGGTGGCGTCGTGGCCAGGAGCGAGTTCGCACTCGCGGATGGGCGAGCCGAGCAGGGTGTCCGGCTGAACACCATTCAGGCCATCGCTTCCGCGAGCCCACAGGTAGCGGTTTTCTCCGTCCTTCAGTTTGCGGGTTCGCTTCACTGCCTCGCGGCTCATGACCCACTGCGCCATTCTGCGGTAGGCCGCCTTGAGTTCATGCTGGGCCTCGATAAACGAGTCGGCCCCGAGGTCGCCGCTCACGCCGCTGAGCACGTCGCGGCTGGTGTCGATGCCGGATTCGTGGGGGGTGAAGATTCCGAGCGGCTGCCCTGCGCCGGATCCCTCCAGGAAGGCCGCCTCTTCGGTCCGCGCCACCTTGTACCCAAGTCGCTGGGTCACGACGCCCTCCGCGTTGGCGAGCCTCTGGAGCATGGTCCTGGAGGCGTCCAGACGCTTGATCAGCAGGTTCGGGCTCAGTTCCCGGCGCCCGAACTTCATGGCGGTGTCTGCGGACGCGTCGGTGTCGCTGATCTCGCTTGTCCACACCGCAGCGTCCGGGTCGACGTCGATCCCGACGACGCCCAGAGAACCAGCGCCCTGGACGCTGACCGTGTTGCTGATCTGACGAAGCCAGTTGTTATCTCTGACGATCTCGAAGAACCGATCGGCAATCGCCATAGGAGCGTAGACGCCGCCCTGGTCGCCGACAGTGATGTTCAGCGCCCTGTTCTCGAATCCGTGCCGGACGAACTCGCGAAACTCTGCCGCGTAGTCGGTCGTCGCCAGCTGGTACTCTGGATCGTCGGGCCGGAGCGTGCGCTCTTCCCACTCTCCGGTATCCCGGTCGTACGCACGCACTTCCAGCGGTCCGGGCCCACCCTCGAACTGGCGGTGATCGTCGTACCCAGACCGGCGCTGGCTCGTGGCACCCTCTCGGTTGCCCAGGGACTCGGCACGGTCGATGGTGTCCTGCAGGCGCTTGAACCGAGACTCAAGCACGTCGAACTCCTCGGTTTCCTCTTTCGTGAGCCCGCGTTCCTCGGCGCTCCGGTTGTTGCTGCGGTCGATCAGCGCCTGCATCTTGTCTTTGATGCCCTCGCAGTCGCGGCGCATTTCGTTCAAAGTTTCCATGGTTCAGTGCTCCAGGCCGGGGGCGTGCTGCACCCGGCCATATCTTGATGGCCTGGCGCTGCGGCATAGCCCCAGCTGCTTCACTTCATCGGGCTGCGGCATGCCGCGCCCGTACAGTCCTATTCTACCACACCGCAGATCTGCCTGTCAACCATTCGTACATTCTGCGTTGCGGGAATCGTCATCTGTATCCCCGCATCCTCGCCTCGGCGAGCCGCAACTGGGCGGCTTCGGGGGTCATCACGGGATGGTGCTGCTGCCACTGCTCAAGCGACCGCATCGCCACGGTCGTTTGGGGGTACGCCGGTCGGGCCACGAGCGCCACCCCGGGCAGCCCGCCACGGTGCACCGTGCGGGCCAGCTTACCGCCGCGCTCGGCCCACTCGTCGCCGCCCCGGGCGGTCGTGAACTCGATGCTTTGCCCGCTGGCGTCACCCCGTCTCACCATCACCGCTACGTCTCGGCCCAGCTGAGTATCGGGCAGTTCGAGCGAGACGTAGACTCCGCTATCGTCCTCTCGGACATCAAGCGTTCCCGCGTTTCGACGGGCGAGCACTTGATGGGGCACATGCCCGTAGTTGTACACCACGTCGCCGCCACCCTCCAGGTACTCGCGGAACGCCCGCGGGGCGATTGTCTCGGTGAACCCACGGGGACCGTGGATGTTCGCGGCGACGCCGTATGGAACAGCCATCCCCTCTAGGCGGGGCGGTCCGTCGCCCTCCCGAAGCTCGATCTTCGCCGCAGAGTAGAATCTGCTGTCGGTCTTGCTCATCTTGTCCACCTTGCGGCATCAATCGCCGCCGCCACGGCCATCTCTGGCTCCGCGACGCTCCGGGTTTCGACTGTGATGCCTTCGCACCACCGCTTGGCCACTTCGCCGGCGAGATCAGCAGCTGTATCGGTGGGTGCCGACTGGGCCACCAATGCCGCACGCATGGGGGCGAGCAGCTGGTCTGCCACCCATGCCCGATGCCTCACTGCCCACTCGGCCAACCACGCGGCACGATCTTCGGCTTTGCTTGCTTCCTTGGCCCGTTCCTCGCGCTTGACCATCCGCTCGAACACGTCGGCGAAGATCGGCACCATGTGCCCAAGGCCGACCTGCCGGTTCTCGTCGCCCTCATCGCTGGGCTCGGTCGGGGGAAGATTGTTCTCGCTGTTTTCGCCCGGGCTGAAGGGGAGCAGCGCCGTTCCGTCAGCCTGAAGGATGGCCATGTTCACCGGATGCAGGTAGGTCTGCCCAGCACTGCCCGGCAACGGGGCGAGCCCCTCGCGTGCGCGGATCTCGTCGGTGTTCAGGATGCCGGCCTGCCGCAGCTTCATGTACGCATCAGCCCGCTCGCTCAGCGAGGGCTGGACCAGGTCGTCCATATCGAGCCGCACGAACATCCGAGGGCCGGGCATGGTTCTTAGCACCTTGTAGGCAAGCTCTTGCTCGATCTTCGCGGCCCACTTGGTGATTGTGTCTTCTCGGAACTCTGCCCCCTGGTGCTCGATGTTGCTGAATGTCGCATTTTCCATGGACATCAGCTTGTGCGGTGGCACGCCGAACCACCTGGCAACCTCCAGGACCTGGGTCTGTCGGGTGGCGATGAACTGCGCATCGTCCGGGGGCAGGCTGTGAGACTGGTACTCGACGCCCTGCTCTAGGACAGGGGTCCCCTGTGAGTTTGCCCCGCCGTAGACTGTCCGCCAGCTGTTCCGCAGGTTTTCTGCGGCCTCCGGGCCTAGCTTGCCGGGATACCTGAGGATGCCGCTTGGGCGTCCGCTGTTGGCGAAGAACGAAGCGCCGTACCGCTCAGCGGCGATCGTGAGACCCATGCTTGCCCGGGCATGCTGGATCACGCTCAGCCCCGTCAGACCGTTGAAGCTCATGCCTGGCAGGTGGAGAACGTCGTCCGGGTGCAGGTAGATCGTACTGAGTCCGTCATCGTTCGGGGTATCGAAGTCAACACGGTACCGCAGCACGAGCCGATTCTCGTCGTCTCTCAATCTCACCGGGGCGCATCGTGTCGAGTGGATCGGCCAGAACGCGATGGCGTTGCCGGCCGGATCCCGCTGGATTTCCGCGTATCCGTTGCCCCACTGGAGGGCATGGAGCGTGAATGTAGACCAGAACGTGATGGCCGTGGTCTCTGGGTTTGGGCGGTACCGCAGCAGGTCCGCCAGAGGGGTCTCGGTTATCAGGGATCTTGCAGGCAGCCCATCGTCTCGTGGCTGGCGCTGGTACAGGAGAAGCGGTAGGCGTCCGACCGTGCTGCTCACCAAATCCAGGGCCCGCCAGATCGCGGCTACGCCCATCACCGCAGACTCGGTCACTGTGACCCCCGCGGTGCCTCCGTCGTCCCCGAAGATGCTGATAATCCGTTCGTCGCTCGCTTGTGGCGAGAATGTGTAGGACCTGGCGCGGTCTTCTGTTAGCTGCAAGTCCATGCGTTCCCCTTGGCGATCATATCACCAGCAGGCCGCGATCATTGTACACGCTCGTTTCGGGATCTTCACCTCCCAGCATTGCACCAATCGCAACTGCCAAAGCGATGGTACCGTCGATCTTTTCAGCGCTGCGGCGCTTGCTGGGGCGTACTTGGTCCAGTGTATCACGCTCCATGACCGTGTTTCCGATCATCCACGCCATGACCGGGCAGCCCTCGTGCAGCAGTGCGCGAGTGCTCACGAGAGTCTCGATATGCCTGGTCGGCGCGTTCATGTTTCTGTTGCCCTGGTGGAACATCACGGGATCGAGCCCCTCTTTTTGAAGGTCCTGGGCAAGGTGTATAGCGTTGAACGGATCGAAGTGCGGAGACACTACGCCCGCATCCTGGCAAGTGTGCAGGATGTCCTGGTGCATCACCGCGTAGTCGGTATGCGTTCCGTCTGTCACTTTCAGATTCGTGATCTCCCGCCAGGCCCGAACGGGCGTACCCTGTTCCTCGCGCCGCTGAACCGTCTCGCTCGGAATCCAGAACCACGACCGCATCCTAATCCTCTGTCTGCCGCAGTCATCTTCAATTGGCCATACGGCCACCATCGCGGCCCAGTCCTCGGTGTTGGCAAGATCGATACCGATGCCGATGGCCCCGGTTGCCCCTTCCCCTACCTGCTCGGCCCGCAGTGCATCCCGGACGGCGGGGCTCGACGGCCCGCACGCGTCCCACTGCTCGCCGCTCAGCCACGCCTCCGCCTGCTCGGTGCGGATGTTTAGGTGGAGTTTCTTGAACGTGTTCCGGTAGGTTGGCTCTCGCTCGGCACGCTCGGCCTCGGTTTCCAGGTAGTCGGTCTTCACGCTCACACCCAAATTAGGGTTCGCCTTGGCCCATGTGCGCGGGCTGGTGATTGGGTCGTCTTTCTTGGCCTCCCAGACAGCGGGCAGGAATTGCCAATCATCGACACGGCCGGCGATCACCTCTCGTGCGTGCGTGTGGAGCTCGTTGCACAAGCTGGGCCGCTCGTGGTCGGCGGTCGTGATCGCCCCCATGAGCGGCTGGCGTCTCGAGGCGGTCGAGGTGCTCAGCACGTCGTACAGCTCGCGGTTGCGCTGGGCGTGGAGTTCGTCCACTAGCACGAAGTGTGCATTGAAGCCATGCTTGCTGTCAGGTACCGCGCTCAGCACCTTGAGCACCGATTGCGTCCCAGGGTGTACGACCGTGTATTGCCTGTTCTCGCAGACGTTGCCAAGCTCTGGCTCTGCGGCGATCATCGACTTAGCCAGATTGAACAGCAAGCTAGCTTGGTCGCGGTCGGACGCCGCACAATACAACTCGGCGCCGGGCTCTCCGTCATTGCACATGATGTCCAGTGCCAGGCCAGCGCTGAGGGTGGTCTTCGCGTTCTTTCGTGCGATGTAGAGCAGGAACCTCCGGTATCTGCGCGTGCCATCCTCGCGCAACCATCCCCGGAGGTTTGCCAACCATGCCTGCTGCCACTGCTCTAGCCAGATCGAGCCGCCGCCCCACTCGCCTTTGATGTGCCGCAAGTACTCGTGGAAGAATCCGATGCTCTGTACCGCCTTGTACACGTCCCACCTGAGGCACGGCTGAGACGTGCGGAACGGGTCGTACCCAGGCAGCTTCCGCAGCAGCGCCCGCCAATCCTTCCCGGCAGTCGGGAGTGCACACCGCTCGGGCATGCCCCGGTCGATCCATTGGGCATTGAGCTCGTCGATTCTGCGTGCAGCTGACTTCGGTACGCTGATCCGTACGGCCATCACGCACCCGGCCCCAGGCCGATGGCCTTGCGGTTCGCCCGGTCGCTCGGTGCCTCAAGGCGCAGGCCGACGCGGTCGGCAGGGGTGAGCCCGAAGTGCTGGAATCCAGCCCTGCACCGAGCCCACGCTTGCTGGCGAATGTAGACCACGGGGTGGGCTTTCAAACACCCATCGGCGGTCTCCGTGGTGTATCCCTCCACGGACAGGGTCTGTGTGTGTTGCCGGAATTCGACGACCGCAGCGGAGAGTTGGGCCAGCGCCTCCGCGTCTGTCGCGGTCAACAGCCCGGGAAGCTGGAACAGGTTCCCAGAAAGGTCATTGAAGACCGCCAGGGCATCACCCACCAACCACGCGGGCGCGGTCGGGATCTCGTGCGGCACCGCAAGGTCATCGCCGCGGTCGTTTGCGCGCCATGATCCCTCGAGCCTGAGCATGGCGGTAGGTTTCGGCTTTGGTCCGCGTCGTCCCATGCTTACCCTGGCAACCTCCCACCCTAAATTGGGTGGAGAAACCCGTGAAAAAGTGTGCGCGGG